ATTAGATGAGTAAGAAAGCACCACCGCAACGCCTGGCCCGCATCCTTAACAAGATGCGCCAGGGCGTTCCGAAATCAAGGATAGCCAGGGACGAAAACATATCTAGAAATCGGTTGTATGTAATCCTGCGAAACGCAGGTATAAAAGGTAAAAAGTAAGTAGCTAAACCACAGCCCCCGGCGATCTCGCCGGGGGTTTTCTTTTTAAGTGCATAACAGCAACGGCGAAAAATATATATTGAACCTCGGGCCTGATCGCTAAATCTTCAGTGAACAGCCCTAACAGCCCGAGAGTTATGAAAAACGAGGCTGGCATATAACCTCGATAAACCCACCATCCGACCAGGCCCAGCACCCCCAGCCCGAAAACGCCTAACTCATAGGCCAGCAGCACGAACAGGTTATGCGGGCGTTGTAAGCCAGTCGCCGCCAGGTAGCCGCCCAGCCCGTAACCCAACCATGTAATCCTGGGTGCTGAGTATTCTGGGGCTAGCGGCCCGAGCGCATCGATACGATATCTCTTGATTGATCGCCGCCCTGGTTCAGCGACCACCTGACCTCGGCGGCTGTTTTGATTGCCTGGGGATCGACCCTGGATAATCCACCAGGGGATTTAATAACCAGCACCAGGGCGAACAATAAACAGATGAGCCCTGCCCCGATCACCAGCCCTCGATCCCGGCGTAATAGCGAGTAGACCAACGCCGCCGCCATTGTTGACCTGGTAAGCGATCCTGCCAGGTAAACAGCCGATGTTATCCAGACCAACGCCCCGCCCTGCCGGGGAATCATCATAAACAGCCCCAGCCCGATCTCGCCCAGGAGGTAAGCATTAAGCGAAATTCCTGAAGCCCTGGGATGGTGGTATAAATCGAATGGAATCACCAAAGTTTGAATAATCAGCACTAATGCGATTAAATTTCCGAAATCGGAAAATTCGGCTTCACCAGGTGAGCGTACAGCCCATCCAGGTGACCTGGTAATACCACAGCACCCCCTTAAATCACGATTATTACGAAATCGGTTCATTTCACCAGCTCGTATTTGATTGTTTTTCGTAATCGATCGGTTCGGATTTCGTAACGGGGCCAACAAATAACTCGCCAGGACACTAAACGCCAGCCACCTAAAAAACATCAGGGCTGATATTCCAGGGGCAACCCCGAAAAATACGCCAGGCAACATAAACACACTGAATAAAATCAGGGATCGTGCTGGCCTGGTTCCATTGGCCCAGGCTATCAACGCCAGTATCCCGACGCCGGCATCAGCAACAGGCCACATTGACTCTATCGATCCGATACCGACCAGGATTGCAACTACGACCCCGACCGATCCCCGGTTATTGAGAATCAGACCAGTCTTTTATCTTGAATCTGGCATCCCTGCTCGATACGGTTTTTATTCCCATCGTTTTAGCAAAACTCTTAATCTGTTTTAAAGATAACTTTGGCATCCCCTCAGTCCCATGTAAGTATTGATGCAGGATTCCAGGTGTCACGACTTCTAACTTTTCCTGGTTCACAAGCGCACCGACCAGGGTGTTAAATTTCGTAAGGTTCTCGGCTTCCTGCCTGGCCCTAAATTCATCGGTATTTAACAGCATCGGGGCCAGGGCATCGATTTTATGGGTCGTATCCGAGAGGTCATAAAACCGCTGGGCGCAATGCAAAGTTAAATACTTAACGATCCCTGGGCCGAGCGGGTGCGCCGCCTGGGTAACTCGTTTATATAAGATCGTGCGTTTTTCTGTTGAATCTTTACAGGATCGGATTTTACCTGCGCCCAGGTGTTCTGCTCGATACGAGCATTTTTCATCGTCCCAGGCGTGGCACAGGTTTCGTTCTTCGTATTTACCCGAGCGTTTTTTATATCGGGTCTTTTCGATCCACTTTTCTGCCCCTGACCTGGGGTCAACCTGGATCGCATAATCACATTGATCGAGTAGATCACCACTAACCCCAGCTTGGAATTGCGTAGTCCAGATCATAGATAGCCCCTGATGCCCCGCTTGCATCAGGTTATTAAAGATCAACTGCTGAAATGCCGAATTTGACCGCCTGGAGTTAAGGATTGCTTTAACTTCATCGACGTACAGCAATACACTTTGTAACGCCGCCGGGTCTTGATCTGCCAGGATAGATATATCGGTTATTTCTTCACCAAACGATAAATTGCCCATGTGCAGGACTCGACCGCCCGCCAGGTGGTACTCGTAGGCCATTTTAGAAGCCAGCAGGGTTTTACCCGAGCGTTTGCGACCCAGTACGCCCATAACCATCGTTTCACCGAGTAGGGTCTGGGCTGGCAGGTTATTTTCGATTTGAGTTTCAATCATGATTGCATGTATTCCAGAAGTGAGTTGAACATTGCGACATTAGCCAGCAACAGGCCACCGATTACCAGCCCGGCGAAGGCAGTTTTTACTACCTCGGGCCGTAGCCCTTTAAAATGGCCTACGTTCAACGCCTCATTGTCGGTCTGCTGGTTTACCATTGCACCCCTGGCAGGGATCGCATAGTCAGGCGGCGGGGTTGAGAATGGGTTATAAACAATCGGATTATCCGGGTTTAATTCATCGATCCAGTATTGAACCTGCCCCCCGATTTTCCAGCGTGCCTCTTTTGGTAGCTTTCGGGCCTCGGTTATGGGCCAGAACTCCTCGACGATCAACACCTGGCCCAGATCATCGAATGGCGGCTTTATACGGCAAACCATCACGTAGGTGTTGCGTTGGTCGATATACCAGCCAGCCAGCCCGAACAATGGAGCAGATAAACCTATGGCAACACCCGCACCGATTCCATTAACAAAACCCAGGGTTACAGCAAAAACCAGCACGATCACATTAGCCAGCCAGAAGTTAGTTGATCCCAGGACGGATTCCCAGAACCCCCCATGTATCCCATGTGGTAATTGATCGTTTTCAAAAACGTCTACCGGGACAGCCTGAACCATCGCCAGGGGCGCGAGGTGTTCGGATATCTCCCAATGCATCCGGTATATATGCTGGCGTAATGATGCCGGGGATTTCAACTCTTTTGCACAGTTATTAATTGTGCAGGTCAGGGCCGGGACTTCAGATGATTTTGGTTTAGCCAATGACCTGTGCCCCCCCACCCCCGCCCAGCCCTTTTATAAATGCTGGTAAAAATACAGGCAGGGCCATTAAGCCCAGGGTTATCACCAGGCCAATCGCAGCGATGCCGAATAGTTTTTCGTTTATGCCTGTCGGGGTTTTTTTAGCCGCCAGGCGGTTCGATTCGATCTGCGATATCTTGTTTATTTCCATCATGGTTTCGGCCTGTTCATTAACCGACGGTCGGCGGGATCGATAATGCCCTGTTGATCCCACTTTGAAATTGATCGGATACCAGTCAGTGACAGTGAACACCGCCGCCGGGTATTCGATAGGCGGGAACATCTGCGGCGCAAGGTTGAACAGCCGGGACTTAGCAACAACAACCTGGGTGGCAGGATCAGCGGCGAACCCGAGGTTATCCCCGACCGCCCAGGTCTGCCCTACTTTCAAAACGGCCTGTTGTTCTTTTAATGTTTTATCTGGACTCTGGATGATGACTTTCAAGAACCTGCCCCCACTAACTTCTGGGCCGACTCTTTACCCCGCCGCATTGCGTTCTGAATAAACGGTACAGCCCCACCCGTTATAACCTGCCCGGCCATGTGGGTGTTGTCGGAATCAACGCCCGCCTGTACCAGGGCGGTTAACACCACCTTACGAAAGCCTGGTGTCCAGTCAGCTATCGGGGCAATGTCTTTTGGTAGTGCCATTCCGGTCGAGCCGTAGAGTTCTAAATCTTCTTCCAGGACTCTCACCATATGCGGCACTTGCTCCTGGTGAATCTTCCCCCGGCGTAACATCCCGAGGAAGCTATCCCCAGTCCCAACATAAATATCTTTAACGTGTTCGGCGAAACTTGTATCGCCCATCGAGTGCTGTGTCGATGCGTTCAGTAACGCCGCCGCTTCACCTAACTCACCGCCCATATAACTATCAGCCATTTGTGTTTGTCCTCGCGTGTACGCGGGCGCATGAGCCGCCCTGGTTGTTATTTAATAGGTAAGAGAGACCTCGATATTGTTTTAAAGTTTTCACCCAGTTAATAAGAGCCGCCTTAACACACTAAACGATACACAGTATCAATTACCAGTCGAAAACTAACGCACAGCCAGCCACGTTAGATTCCCGTTCATACGTTGCGCTTATTCTGCCCGGCGGTAATAATAAGTCGAGGTATTGTACTGAGACTGAGTATCAATTAGGTTTAGATTATGTTTCGACAGGGAATCATTGCGATCATGGTGTTGGGGTTGGGGTTTACGGTGCTGGCAATAGCACTTCCAGACATTGTGTCCAGGAGTGAGACAGCCAGAACCAACGCCGCCCAGCAAACGGGCCTGGCCTGTAATTCAGGATCAGGTACGAGTTGTTCAGTAACTCTTACGAGCGAACATGCACATCGTGATACCACAGGGGTCGTGATAACGGAAACTTCACCGGGATCGGTCGATAGATCATCTGGTGGTTCCCTCGGAACAGATCGAACAACTTTGACGGTAAGCGGGTTAACTACCTCGACCGCATACGTGTTCACAGTCGATTATTTGACTGTTGATGCCAATGTGAGCGGGACACTGAATCAATTATTGGTTTCGCTGCCCCTGTTGCTGGTGGTAGGTCTTTTGGGCCTGGTCTTGTTTACCGCATCGAAAACTTTTCTCAGTTATAAATAGGATGTGAATTATGGGTGGAATTAGCAGAGTACAAGGCATCATCATGGCAGTAGTTGTCCTGGTGGCGTTCCTTGCTGTACTTCCAACAATAATCTCCTCGACCGTTACCGCATCAGGTACAACGGGTATAGACGCTGCAACAACGTCTATCGTGAACTTGATCCCCCTCGTAACGGCTGTTGGTGGTATCGGCGTTGCTGGCCTGATCGCTTTCCAGGCGATACGTGGCGGCGGCAAGTAGTTCTTAAAACGGCCCAGGGCTGGCATTAATCCCGAGTTAGCCCTCATAAGCCCTGGGCCTACATAATCGATTGGGGAATCATTGAATTTTCTTCTCTTGATAGTGGCATCGATGTCGGCGTTCTGGCTGGCGGGTGAGGTACAGGCGACAGGGCATACAGTCGCAACCTGGGCAGCATACGGTTTTTCAGCCGCTTTACTGGTTCGTGGTTTTATCGAGGCTTACTTAATCGCAACGGTTCGGGGTGATGGATGACTACCAGGCTTAGAACAGCCCTGCTGATCTATTTCGTCACCATTTCTTTTTTAGCCAGCTTTATGCTGGCCTTTCCAGTTAATGCACAAACCGCCCCGGCGGTCGATATCTCCGAGGCTTATGTATTCCGAAATATCTCGACCGATGAGACTATAACCTCGGCAAATACCGAAGGCGATTTATTTGTTATCGCCAGGGTGCAACTGCCCGACTCAACGGCGGCGGCAACGGCTGATGAATGGTGTTTATATCTAAACGACCAGGCGGGCTGTACCGACACCCCGGCTGATCCAACGTTCCCGGCATCATTACTGGAGGGCCATGCGTTCATTACGATGTACGAATCAGGGGCGGGAACTACCCTGACCCAGCAAGCGACAGTTAAACGCATCGGGCATGGACTGGCAGGGCTTTATATTGATGCTGGGCATACGGTGGCATTTGGTAACGCTGCAACGATTGTCTGTATCGAATCATCATCATCATTTTTTACTGTTACAAGTTCAGACTGTATATATCCGACCTGGATATCTGGCGATGGTAGCCAGTCAGATCAACTCGCCAGGTTGACAGAACTAATCAAAGGGCCTGGCGGCCCTGTGGCGAACCTTGAGGCGGTAATGCTTGCGCCCCCTGGGTGGTTGGTTAACTCTGTTGGACTCGTAACCCCGACCGGGGCGACATACGTTGCTGATGCCCTGCGTTTTATGCAACGGATTATTCCCGATGCTTACCAGGTCGGAAGTTCACCCGCTGTGACAACGGCGATTGCAACCCCGGCAAGTGAATCTAATTTCCAGCAGATGATCGATGCCACCGCCACCGCATCGGGTCTAACTTCAAATATGGAGAGCGTAGCCCAGACCTATATCGGAATATCTGGCGGTGCGTTTGCGATGTTCTTATCCTCGATGATCGGCCTGGTGGCGGCTGGCCTGATCTTTAATGCAACTAAAAATTCAGCCCTGGCTATGAGCGGTTTTCTGTCGCCGCTTATGGTCGGGCTTTGGATGCGTGGCCCAACGTTTGCGGTAATGGCTGGGATGGTCGTTATATTCGGGACTCTGGGCGCATGGTATCTAGTAAGGAAAGCCCCCGAATGAGTTGGCGTTTAATGGTCGGATTCGCCCTGCCCTGGGCTTTCATGGCAATACTTGGATCGATCTCTACCTTATCGGCATCGCCCGCCGCTGGTACGTCTGCTGCTGGGTTCGATTCGTTTATCAATACGACTATCAACCCGGACATTATTTCCATCGATGAACCAGGACTTGAAGAAGGTTCGGGCTGGTGGGATTCTACTGTTGATTTCTTTAAAAACGCTGTCGGTGGCATTAACGACGTATTCCAGACCGCCAAGCAGGGTTTCGGCTGGTTGAACCATATGGTTAACGCCGCAACGCTCAACTACGACTTTTTATTATCTGGCTGGCTGGCAACGCTTAGATATCTGATGCTGGCAATGGCGGCTCCCCTGGCGTATATGGCAGCCAGGGAAATGGCTGGTATGGCTGGCGGGTTTATCTCGGGTATTACAAGGACGGTCAAGTGACTACCTTTACCCGAAAATCCCCGACGTTCTGGATCGCCTCGGCGTTATTCCTGGCGGCTGTGGTCGTGTGGTTTACCCCGAGCGGCCCAGGTCAATGCGTGGCATCGGCTGATTCGGATATCAATATCTCGGATTACTGTTTCAGGCTCGACCTGACAGTGACCAATAATACCGGGGTTGATATCGCCAGTTACCCGGTGAGGTTTGAATTGCCCGTTTTATCAATGGTCAATAACAACCAACTCGATGCCCGAGCCTGGGACTTACGCCCGACCCAGGGCGGTTTCGGAAACGAAATTCAATTATTTACTATCAACTGCGACTGTAACTCAGCCCCCTGGTGGGCTGTGGTCGAAAACCTACCAGCGGGTGAAACCAGGGTTATAAGGATTTACCTGGGCAACAACGAACAGAAACGCAACCAGGGTATGCAATTCTCAGATCGTGAAACCGTCGTTTCATCTTATGATGCCGCGTTTGCTGTAACCAATAACCTGCAGGTGGATGTTGAGGTCGAGACTTCAGCAGCAACCGCCCAGGATGCGAACCTGGTGGCCCTGTGGGACTCTGGCACAGGCTACGCTTTAAATTACGTTGAAGATTCCGGGCTTTTGAAAGTCCAGGCCGCCGCAAATAACGCCAGTTGTGAAGCTAGTTGGAACACCGCATGGACTGATAACAATGTTTTGTTTTCTTACAGGTTCGCCGCTGATCCCGGTAACGACCTGTTCATTGATGCCAACGGCGTAAACATCGCCGCCTGTGACACCGACGAAGCCGCCCTGACTATCCCATCAGTTAATTTCATGGTCGGAAATTCATTAGATAACACGATCATCAGGGATATCCAGGTGTTCAACGGTGCAACCAGGGCGGCTCACTGGGGCTTTGATTTCAAGGCCGTTACCGAATCATCATCATCGACCCCATATGCCGGGCTGGTGAATGATTACACGGCGAACAATAACGACCTGGTGTATTCATTCGCCAGGGATCAAACGGGATTGATCGTTTCCGAGGCCGGGCTGGTATTTACGACCGATGATGCATCGGCCTTGTATTCGGATACTGGCGTTGACCTGGTGGGCAATAAATTCGCATCCGATATGTTCACGATTAACCCTGAGAACCAGCGCGGTTTCGGGTTCGATCTATTCGATGCGGCGTTTGCTAATTTCAACATTCCCAGGGCGATGGGTTTCTCGATGTTCTTATCTGCCATTGGGTTAATCCTGGCGGTCGGGGTTTTCACCACCAGCCGATCTGTGCCCCTGTCCCTTTTTGCGTTTGCGATGCCCCTAACATTCGGATCGATCAACGGCTGGCTGCCCATGTGGTGGATCGTGCTGTGGGCGTTGTTATTTATCACCGCATATGGAGCGCAGCAGTGGGGTGAACAGAATTGATTAAGTTATCGATATTAGTGGTTTTGATTGGTTTAGTTGTGGGCTTTATAACCTGCCCGCAGAACAGAGAGATTTTAGAGGTTTTGAAATGATTTCCGAGACTAGGCGATTTGCATTTAGCAACGTGTTGATGCTGATATCCCTGGGGATGTTGGTGTTTACGTTTACGGCAACTTATGGGACAGATTGCGCCCGAGCCGCTGGCGGGTCGTGTGCTGTTGGTGATACCGAGGTTATTAGCAACGACCTGGGCATCGGTGGCGATCTGGAATTCGAAGGTACATCAGTCGATGATTTTGAAACGAAGATCACAGCCACCAATCCAACGGCTGATCGAACAATCACTTTACCTGATGCCAGCGGAACGCTTGCCCTGGCGGGTGGCGGTGCTGCAACAGTCGCCGAAGGTGGTACAGGGGTTACAACCCTGGGGGCTAATGGTGTACTGGTAGGTGACGGGACAAACTCTGTAAACGTAACGGCGGCTGGGTCTGCCGGGCAGGTTCTAACTAGCAACGGAGCGGGTTCTGATCCAACATTCCAATCAGCCGGGTCTAACGCCTATATTGATAATTGGCGAGTAGCGGTAACTTTCACAGGTAGCCAGGAACCGATTGCGTCAGATTGGGAGCAAAACGATTCTTACGGTTTCGCTCCTGTTGGTGCGTCAATGTCCGAAAGCTCGGGCGTTTTTACATTCCCTGTTACCGGGGTTTGGGCTGTGCGTTTCTATTATTATTTCTGGGCTGATGGTTCGGTGGAAAATGCATCCAAAGGGGTTATCCAAACCTCGACAGATGGTGGGGTTTCGTGGGATAACAACTCCCTATGCACAGGCAGTATGCATGCTACTTGGTCGGTACAACAACACTGCACAACAGAAACGATTTTCAACGTTCTAGATACGGCGAGCGAGCTGGTGCGCTTTGAGGCCGAATCTCTTGACGGAACCAACAAAGCGTCGGGCAACACAAACATAAATTACACCCACGCAGTATTTGAATGGATCGGTAATCCGTAATGACCACCGACCAGGCATTTGAAATTCGCCGTATTCGATCCCAGGTAGCCCGTAAGAAGGCCGACAAAAAGAAACGGGACAAACAGGCCCCGGCTGATGTTAGCCGCATCATGGCAGAGGTAGCCCGTAAGAAGGGCCGCCAGAATCGCCCAAAGCCAGCCACCGCAAAGCCTGAGAAAAACAAGCGGTTTGAAATAGACCAGGCCGCAGTGGTTAAAGAGTTGGCCTGGACATTCTCGCCAGGCGGCGGCGGTCGGATGGCATTAAAACCGCTGTTGAAAAAGATTCCGAAACCGAAACCGAAATTTAAGCCAGCACCGAAACCAGCCCCCAGCCAGGGGGCACGAAAAGCCGGGACACAGAAAAAGCCCGGCGGGTTATCTGTTAAAGCCGCCCAGCAATTAAAAAAGGGTTTATCTGGCCCGAAGAAAACACTTAACCAGGAGATCGCAGAGTTGGAGCGGCTTCGCTGGTTATCCCACATGCAAAAGCTAAAGCCATATAAAGGCAGGAGCAGTAGAACTCGCACCCGTACTAGAATTGCCGACACAACTCGATATCGAGAAGGGTATTCATCCCGGCGAAAATTAGAAGCGGCTAAACAAAGGGCCAAACGTATCGAGATAAAAGAACAGGCCGAACTAAAGAAAATCGAGCGGGAATTACGCCAGGCAACAAATAAACAACGTATCGCCGCTGCCCTGGCGGTTGGTACAGGTGCGGGCATTGAACTATTACCCAAACCGAAACCAGCAACCGAGCCGAAGCCAGCATCGAAGCCAGCACCAACAGCCCCCGCCGAGGTCGCTGATCCAGGGTTAGCTAACCCCCCGGCATCTGATCCTGTGAAATCACCAGCCCCAGCATCAGACCCAGGGCCAGAACCGTTCCCAGGGTTTCCAGATATACAAACGACACCGGAAACCAGCCCGGCAAAACCTGACATTGGCCTGGGCGATCCAGAGCGAGATGCCCCAACACCTGACCCGGTGGTTGACCCAATAGTTGACCCGGTGACAACGCCTGACCCGGTGACAACACCTGATCCAGTGGTTGACCCAATAGTTGACCCGGTGACAACGCCTGACCCGGTGACAACACCTGATCCAGTGGTTGATCCATTGGCTGACCCCGATCCAATAGTTGACCCCGATCCAGTGGTTACACCTGACGATGATCCATTAGCTGACCCTGATCCAATAGTTGACCCCGATCCAGTGGTTACACCTGGGCCAGCGGTTACTACTGGCGGGCCACCACCACCACCGCCACCGCCTACGAAGTCACCACCACCGCCACCACCGCCACCAGGCGGGAGCGGCCCAGGCACGACCCCGACAATCCCGAAACCAACACCGCCAGTAACTAAAATCCCCCTGGGCGATTTCAAAGGTGTCCACGTAAAACTACAACCAGGAGTTAACCCCAGCCGGGTTCAATGGAAGCAAGGCAAGGTATATCGGAATGTTGACCTGGCGACAGGCGCAACCGAAACGACCCGAATACCTGTTGGAAAGGGTGTACGCCCAGGCACGACCCCGGAGCAAACATTAAAGATCATCGAAACCAGCCAGGCGAAGCCAAAAGTACGCCGGGTCGATATCGGCAAAACGATTGCGGTGGTAACGAAAAACAAGATCACCTATTACGCCGAAGCAGGGCCGCCCGTCCGGGGTTACGAGCTCGCGGCAAAAAAACCTAAACGATCTAAGCGAGGTCTGTACTTATGACAAATGAAGATTTCCAAAACCGAAAACAAGCTATCCGAAAGTTTTTTAAAGAGCAGGGAATAAATGTGCAACTCAAACAGGGTACAGGCACAGCCCGTATGTGGCTGACGATTACCCCAACGGTGTCGAAACTCCAACATGATGCCCCAGCCGCTCTTAAACGAGAACAAAAGAAGGCCGCCGTTTTATTGGCAAAATACGGGGTAGGCCCTGGCGGTCGGTATCCAGATGAAATTGAAAAAAGTTTAGCCGCCGATAATCTTAAAACAATAGACCTATCCCCTAGAAACACCGAAAAACTTATCAACCAATTAACCGAACAACAAGCGGTAAAAAAATCATCGACTCAGCCGAAAAATCAGTTAAGGGCAACCTATAACAAAAACGAAGATGAAAACCGCCATACAGAAAACTATTTACTTCTGGCAAAAGAATTTGGGACTGCCGCCGAAGTTAAGCAGGTTATGGCTATTATTGAACGAAACGAAAAACAAGGTTATACATCATCATCAGATAACGACTGGATGTATAAAAATATTAACCCGTACTATCGAAAACACTTAGCGGTAACACCGACTAAAAAACCTGCTTATGACCAGGATGAAGTGCAAAAGTTAATTGATCGTGACCCGAGTATCAAACCAGGTGAGGCCAAGTTAATACATCGTTTACTTGCAGGGCCAGGGCATCGTTTAGTAGGTGTTGAAGATCGCATATCGAAACGTAATGGGAAACGTCGAGGACTTCACCTTTGAAATCCAACGATCATCCGGCGATTGTGAGTTTATGCGTGATTTTGTTCACGTTGTTTTATGCGTTAACCAACGGTTTCGCCGCATGGAGTAGTTAACGGTGCTTGAAATGTTTAAGCGGTTCGTATATTTTGTTTATATGAGGGCCAAATCTTCACTTTACATTTCAAGGATAGTGCGACACGCACTGTCATTCCCCTATTTATTATGTCAAGTAGTCGCCTCCGCTATTACTGACTTCCGGGGTTCTGCTACAACCCCAACTCGACCTGAAAACGCCCCTGGCGGTTCTCTTTCTCCCCGCCGGGGCGTTTTCGGTTTTATGGGTTTCACACAGGCGTTACAGCGTACCTGTATAACCCAACCTACTCCCGAGGCTCTGCGACAGCCTTATTCGTTCACCAATGTCGCCTTATTTGTTGGGGGGGGCGGAAACCTCGGTTATATACGCCCCATTGCACGAAATAGCAGCCTAATACCTTTTAAAGTCCCGAACCGCTGATTAGTCCAGTGCTGTTCTTTTGAACCGAACAGCACCCAGGGTAACAGGGCCATGCTGCAAGCCAATCGAGTGGGATCGATAGGGTCTTGACCGTTAAACCAGGTCAGTGACGAGCAACCACTTAAACAACAGGGGGGGGGGCTTTGTTTGCCTAATTATGCCGCCTCTTGTTGTTTTGTAGCGTAGCGAGAAACAACAACCGATCTCAGATCAAGGGGGATTAGTAATTGCCTAAGCCAAAGTATGACCGAAACGAGGACTTATACAACGCCAGGCTACGGGGTAGAACGTTTGTGGAGTTAGGCAAACGCTACAAGATGACCTCACAGGCAGCCAGGCAGATATTTATACGAGTTGATGCCAGTAAAAAAAAGAGAGCGGCCCAGGGATCAAGCCCAAGCCGCTCCTGGGCCAAAGGAGTTAGCTAATGACCCATTCATCCAATTCTAAAAGAAAACGATTTCCTAAGACGTATTATCCCCGATCCTGTCCGCATTGTTTGACTGGCTGGGTCGTATTGGAATATGACACCCAGATTACCGCCCATGCCCTGACCTGCGTTAATTGCGGCTGGACGATCCACAGACCCATCCCGATCCACCCGGCAGGTAGAACTCTCGAAGCCAGTTATTTTTCGGCGGCCTCATCATGATTACTATTCTTAATCCATACGAAGCTAAAGACCTGGGCGAGTTATGTTCTGAGGTTCAATGCGACCGACCAGCCATATATATCGCCAGCGACGTTCACCGACCTCGGTTAATGGGTGAAGCTACATTCCGAATATACATCTGTCGTTATCACGAATACCTCGGCAAGAATAACGGCGGTGAATGATGCCTAATCGTAAAGTTAAAAACTGTCCCGCATTGAATCTTCCAAAGTCAAAACGCCCTTTAATTTGGAATGAAAACCCTGACCTGCAGCAACCTGAGTGGCCTCTTAATGAACCTGACTGGACAACTATTTCAGACGATGAAATTAAAGCTCGTTTCTGGGCAATATTTGAGCCATATATCCAGATCGCAAAAGAGCGGGACAAACGTGAAAGGTACGGGCGATGATCGCCTTATACGCCAGGGTCAGCACAAAAGACCAGGGGCAAGAGTTAGAAACTCAACTCCAGCCGTTACGGGATTGGGTAGCCGCCCAGGGTCGTGATGATTTCAACGTTTACACAGACCAGGCATCAGGGACGGACTTAGACCGTCCCGGCTGGCGGCGATTGTCTAAGACCTGGCGTACCGGGATTATTGATACGGTGGCGGTTCTGCGTCTGGATCGAGCGTTTCGTTCTGTTACTGATATACACAATGTTCTTGCTGAATTGGATGGTCGGGGTATTCGTTTTGCGGTGATTACTCAACCAATCGACACTGGAACTGCTATCGGTAAATTGTTGATAACCGTCCTGGGCGGCGTTGCTGAATTTGAGGCCGACCTGATTTCCGAGCGGGTAAAAGAAGGATTAGCCAGGGCGAAACGCCAGGGCAAGAAACTCGGGCGGCCCAGGACAGACCTGGATCTTGAAGATGTAATAACCGCTTTAATGTCATATGGCAATAAAGAAGAAGCCGCCGAATCCCTGGGCGTTAGTGTCCCAACACTTAACCGCCGAATTAGAGAAAATCCTGCCATTTTAGACTCGATCAAAAACCTACCCGATATTTCGTTCTTGAAGCCCTAGAACAAAACCGCTCGATCAATAACAGATGTTTTATGACACCTGCCCGGATATATTGCAAAACTTGTGAGCCAGAATACGACTCCCTACGCTGGTATTTGGAAAAATTCCCGCCGCCTATTTGTATGAAAGATGGCGTTTGTGCTTTCAACTGGGAATCTGTCGATCCGAAGTATAGACATTTATCAGAAGCGGCCTGGCAGAAATTCTTAATCGAAGGGGCGGATTAGATGAGTAAGAAAGCACCACCGCAACGCCTGGCCCGCATCCTTAACAAGATGCGCCAGGGCGTTCCGAAATCAAGGATAGCCAGGGACGAAAACATATCTAGAAATCGGTTGTATGTAA